GCGGACCGCCCGCCAGCCGGCGCCGCGGCCGGCGCCGTCGTGCGCGGGGCCGCGCCGCGGCCGGTCGTGACCGCGACCGCACGGCCTGCCGCCGCGACCTGGCCCAGGCCGGCGGGGACAGCGGTCCCGATGCCCGCCCGGGCGACCATGGCCGGACCCGCGCCCGCACCCGGCGAGGCGCTGACCTGGCCGCAGCCGTTCGTCGGCGGACATGGGGCCAGCCCCGCCCCCGGCGGCGTCCCCGCGGTCCTTCCCCTGGCCGGCGGCCGTCTGATGGCGGGCGCCGCCAGCCACGAGCAGGCGGCCCCGTTCGCGTCCAGCCTGACCTCGCGGGTGCCCGGCGCGGCCCGCCCCGCCCCGGCCGGGGGCGTCGCGGCCGGCCCCGGAGCCACGGCCGCTCCCGCCCCGGAAGGCCCGGCCCGCAAGCCGCAGGCCGACCGGATTGACCTGGACTTGCTGGCGGGCCAGGTCCAGCGCCGGGTCGTGCGCCAGCTCGCGATCGAGGCCGAGCGCCGGAGGTTCCGCTGATGGGGCTCATCGACCTGAGCAGGCTGGCCGACCCCACCGGGGCGGCTCCCGAAACCGTGCAGAAGCTGCAGATCACCTACACCGGAGGCCCGGCTCGCAGCATCCAGGCCATCATCGTGGCCTACAACCCGGGCCAGGTCAGCCGGTCCCGTTACGTGAACTGGCACCCGGCCAAGGTGAGCCCGGGCGAGAACCGTCTCTGGACGGTGCCGCAGCAGTTCATCGCCCTGGAACCGGAAACGCTGTCGGTGGACCTGTTCTTCGACACCTACGAGAGCGGGCAGGACGTGACCCGGGCGACCAGGCAGGTCGCCACGCTCGCCGCCATCGACCAGGAGATGCACAGCCCGCCGGTATGCCGCCTGAGCTGGGGCACCCAGTCGGAGATCTTCACCGGCGTGCTGACCTCGCTCGACCAGCGGTTCACGCTGTTCCTCAGCGACGGGACCCCGGTCCGGGCGACGCTGAGCTGCACCTTCACCGAGTACATGACGACCGCGGCGGCGAAGGCGGCCGAGCCGCACTCGGCCGACGTGGCCAAGACCTGGGTGGCCAGGCGGGGCGACACGCTGGCGAGCATCGCCGCGCAGGAATACCAGGACCCGGCCCGGTGGCGGGACATCGCGGTCGCCAACGGCATCAGCAACCCCCGCGTCCTGCTGCCGGGCACCACGCTGACCATTCCCAAGCTGGCCGGGTGACGCCGGTGCCCGCGAGCTCGGCCGTCCCCGACTTCGCCGTCGCCGTCAACGGCGCCCCGCTGTCGCCGGCCGCGGCCAGCGACGTGCACGCGATCCGCGTGGACGAGGCCCTCGACGTGCTCAGCATGTTCACCATCGAGCTGTACTGCTGGGACCCCGAGACCCTGACGATCACCTGGCCGGACGACCCCGCGTTCGCGGTCGGCAACCAGGTCGCGATCTCGCTCGGCTACGTGAACGCGCTCACCGAGGTCATGACGGCCGAGATCACCGGGCTGGAGCTGTCGGTCAGCCAGGACCGGCCGCCGATGCTCACGGTGCGCGGCCATGACCTGCGCCACCGGCTGGGCCGGGGCCGCAAGACCCGGGGCTTCGCGGCGACCACCGATAGCTCGATCGCGTCCACCGTCGCCGTCGAGGCGGGGCTGACCGCGCAGGTCACCGACAGCGGCACCACGCACGACCTGGTGCTGCAGAGCAACCAGAGCGACCTGGAACTGCTGCGGGAGCGGGCCGGCCTGATCGGCTACGAGTTCTACGTCCGCGACCGGGTGCTGCACTTCCACCCGCCCGCCGACGACCAGCCGCCCGCCCTGACCCTTGACGCCCTTGGCGACCTGACCAGCTTCGCGCCCCGGCTGAGCTCGCTGGGCCAGTCAGGCCAGGTGGCGGCGCGCGGCTGGGACGTGCAGGCCAAGCAGCCACTGGCCAGCCAGCTCAGCGCGCCCGGCGGCGGGGCCAGCTCCGACCGTGCCTTCGGGCTGAGCACCACCCTGGTGGTGGCCGACGCGCCGCTGGTGACGGCGGGCGACGCCGACCAGGCCGCCCGCGGCATCGCGGCCGCCGTGGGGGCCGGGTACGTGCGCGGCGAGGGCGAGCTGGCGGGGCGCCCGGACCTCCACGCCGGGGTGAGCGTCGCGCTGACCGGGGCCGGCCAGACGTTCAGCGGCACCTACTACGTGACCTCGGTGCGGCACTCGCTGCTCCTGGGCGACGGCTTCCGCACGAGCTTCGACGTCCGGCGATCGGGGACCTGACATGGGCGACTACGACGAGCTGTTCCCGAGCCGGGCCGCCGCCCCGGTGCTGGCGGGCGTCGGCGTGGGCGTGGTCACGAACACGCGCGACCCCGACGGGCTGGGCCGGGTCAAGCTGCGGCTGCCGTGGCTGTCGCCCGACACCGAGACCGACTGGGCCCGGATCGCCGCGCCGATGGCCGGCCCGGGCCGCGGCGCCTACTTCCCGCCCGAGGTCGACGACGAGGTACTGGTGGCGTTCGAGCACGGCAGCCCGCAGCGCCCGTACGTGATCGGCGCGCTGTGGAACGGGGTCGACAAGCCGCCCGACCCCAACGAGAACGGCACCAACGACATCCGGGTGATCAAGTCGCGCAGCGGCCACGTCATCCGCCTGACCGACACCGAGGGCGGGGAGAAGATCGAGGTCATCGACAAGTCCGGCCAGAACTCGGTCGTCATCGACACCGCCGCCAACGCCGTCCAGGTGACGGCCGGGCAGGACGTGACGATCAGCGCGGGCAGCGGCACGCTCACGCTCAAGGGCACGTCGGTCAAGATCCAGGCCCAGGCCGAGCTCAGCGTCCAGGGGGCGACCGCGAAGGTCACCGCGGACGGCGAGCTGGTGCTCAAGGGCGCGACCGTGGCCATCAACTAACAGAGCCATCTATTAACGGGCCAGCAACGACAGGAGGCAGCATGGGACAGCCCGCGGCGAAGGCCGGGGACCGGGTGGTCGGGATTGACGTTCACATCGTGCTCCCGCCCCCCTCGGCCCCGCCGGCCAGCCTGCCGCACCCGTTCACCGGGGTCATCGCGGGCGGCGTGAGCAGCGACGTGCTGATCATGGGCAAGCCCGCGGCCACGGTGGGCAGCACGGCGACCAATGCCCCGGCCCACGTGCCGACGGCGCCGGGAATCTCGTTCCAGCGGCCGCCGTCCAACCTGGGCACGGTCAAGCAGGGCAGCGCCACCGTCACCATCAACGGCAAGCCGGCCGCCCGGGCGGGCGACCCGGCCGACACCTGCAACGACCCGGAAGACATCCCAGCCGGCACGGTGGTCGCGGCCGGGACGGTGATGATCGGGTGAGCGGCTTCTCCGGCAGCGGGTGGGCCTTCCCGGTCCAGCGGGCGGCCGACGGCACGATCGCGCGGTCGGCCGATCCCGACGGCGCGGTCGAGGACGCGATCGCGATGATCCTCGGCACCGCCCCCGGCGAGCGGGTGATGCAGCCCGACTACGGCACCCCCGTCGGCGATTACGTGTTCGCCCCGGTCAACGCGGGCACCACCGGGCAGGTCTCGCAGGCCGTGCAGGCGGCCCTGGCCGAGTGGGAGCCGCGCATCGACGTGCTCGACGTGACGACGACGGCCGACCCGGGCGACCCCCGCCGCCTGCTCGTGGCGATCACCTACCAGGTCCGGTCGACCAACAGCCGGAACAACCTGGTCTACCCCTTCTACCTGGAGTGAGCGTGGACGCCCCCCTTGTCGACGCGCGCACCAGCGACGTCCTCGCCGCCCGGACCGCCACGCTGGCCACCGGCTACAGCCAGTGGTCCCCGCCCGCTCCCGGCGCGACCGACCCGGGCAGCGCCCTGATCGGCGTGTTCGCCCGCTTCGCGGGCCTGGTCACGGACCACCTGAACCAGGCGCCGCTGCGCAACTTCGTGTCGTTCCTCAACCTCATCGGCACCCAGCCCCAGCCGCCGCGGCCTGCGGTGGTGCCGCTCACGTTCAGCCTCGCCAGCGGCGCGAGCGCCGGCGCGCTGGTCCCGGCCGGGACACCGGTCGCGACCGCCGACGACACCCGGTTCGAAACCGACGCCGACCTGACGGTGTCCCCGGCCAACCTGGTCGCGGTGTTCGTCGGCGATCCCGAAGACGACCAGTTCAGCGACCGCACCAGCCCCTCCGGCCCGTTCGCGGCGTTCACCGGCGACCAGCCGGTGCCGCACGACCTGCTCATCGGGGTCACCCCGACGACGGCCGCCGGGCCGCTCACGGTCCTGCTGACCACGCCGGACGCGCCCTTCTGGGATGCCCCCCCGGTCACGTGGGCGGCGTGGGACGGCGCCAGCTGGGTGCCCGTCACCGCCACCCTGGCCCGCGGCGGCGGCGACCTCGCCGTCGCCCTGGCCGCCGTCCCGCCGCTGCCGGCCCTGGCGCTCGGCGGCGTGAGCGCCGGCTGGGTGCGGGCGAGCCTGGCCCACGGCCTGCCGGTCGGCCCCGAGGGCCTGGCGCCGGAGTCAGTCGCGGTCGGCACCCGCAACCCGCAGGACATGGCGGCCGGGCTGGCGCCCTTCGGGGACGCCAGCGCCACCGTCAAGTGGTTCTACCTCAGCGCCGACGACACCCTGGCCCCCGGCGGGGCGCTCGCGCACCTGCGGGTGACGCTGGACACGCCCGCCCAGGGCGCTGGCGTCCAGCTCAACTGGACCTACAAGCTCGGCAGCACCTGGGTGCCGCTGGGCGTGTCCACGACCGGCGCCGCCAGCGCGAGCGGCAGCCCGGCCGGGTTCAGCGACGGCACGCTCGGGCTCACCCAGGACGGGTCGGTCGACTTCAGCACGCCGGCCGACTGGCCCGTGTCGCTGTACCGGACCCGGCTGGGCCGGTGGCTGCGGCTCGAGGTCGCCGCCGGGGGCGGCAGCTACACGACGCTGCCGGTCATCGACGCGATCACCGTGACCTACGAGTGGGACCTGCCGCAGGTGGCCGCCGTCGCGCTGGCGGGCGACCCGGCCCCGGCGCCCGCGGCGGTGACGGCGGCCGCCCTCAACGGGGCGCCGGTCGACGCGACCCGCCCGTTCTGGCCGTTCGGCCCCCAGCCGGCCTACGGCGACACGCTGGAGATCGCGGTCCCGCCGGGCCTGGCCGCCCCCCTGACCCTGGACCTGACGCTGGTCAACCCCCAGGGGGCGGCCGGCCCCCTCCCGGTCCCGGCCGTCGCGGCGGCCCCCGCCATCGCGTGGGACTCCTTCGACGGCACCGCCTGGACCCCGATGACCGCGGCCAACGGCGGCTTCTTCAGCGCTGGCGGCCAGCAGGCGCTCGCCCCGGCCGCCGGGGCGGGAACGATCACCAAGGTCCGGGCCCGCCTGGACGAGGCGGACCCGTACGGGAAGCCCGCCAGCTACGTGGCCGACGCGGCCACCGGAGGCTACACCTACGTGGCGTCGTCGTTCGCCCCGCCAGTCGCCGCCGCCCTGGCCTGGGTCCCCGGGCCGGGGCCGCAGGCGCCGCCGCTGGCGGTCATGACCCACGACGACCAGGGGTACGTGGCCCGGACCGGGAGCTTCCCGATGTTCGAGCCGGGCCAGGAGGTGAACCCGGCCCTGTACCTGGGCTTCGACCGGCCGCCGGGCGCGTCCCCGGTGGCCTTGTACATCGCGGTCGCCGACCCTGACCCGGCCGAGGTCAGCGCCGACCAGCTGGCTGGCCTCGACCCGGCGACGGCCGCCATCCTCAGCTGGCAGTACCTGTCGCCGGCGGGCTGGTCGCCGCTGCCCGCGCTGGACGCCACGGCGACGCTGTCGGGCAGCGGCGCGGTCGCGTTCCTGCCGCCGGCCGACCTGAGCGCCGGGACGCGCTTCGGCGTGACCGCGACGTGGATCCGGCTGTGCTGGGACAGCGGCTACTTCCCGGTCGCCCCGCAGCTCGCCGCCGTGCTGGCCAACACCGTGACCGCCACCCAGGCGATGACCATCACCGGCGAGGTGCTCGGATCGGGGAACGGCAGCCCGGGCCAGGCGCTGGCGACCGCGCAGGCGCCGGTCCTGCCGGGGGCGGTGCTGGAGGTGCGGGCGGCCGACGGCACCTGGGCGGCCTGGCAGGCGGTGACCGACTTCTACGACGCCGGGCCGGCCGACCAGTGCTACACGCTGGACCCGCTCACCGGCACGGTCACCTTCGGGGACGGCGCGGCCGGGGCAATGCCCCCGGTGGCGCCGTCCAACGTCCGGATCAGCTACCGGACGGGCGGCGGCCCCGGCGGGAACCAGCCGCCCGGCGCGGCCAGCACCCTGAAGGCAGCCCTGGCCTCGGTCGACTCAGTCACCAACTACCTGCCCGCGCAGGGCGGCGCGGTGGCCGAGCCGCTGGACGCGGTGCTCGCCCGGGGGCCGCTGGTGCTGCGCCACCGCGAGCGGGCGGTGACCGCCCAGGACCTGGAGGACCTCGCCCGGGAGGCATCGACCGACGTCGCCCGGGTCAAGGCGATCGTCCCGGCCGAGTATGACCCGCTCGCCTTGTGGATGGACCCGGCGAGCCCGGTCCTGCTGCCCGGGCACACGTCCTCCGACGCGGGCAGCTGCGGGGTCATCATCGTGCCGGACAGCGCCGCCGCCTGCCCGGCCCCCGGGTACGGGCTGATCGCCCAGGTGCGGCAGTACCTGGGCGACCGGTGCGGCCCGACCGTGGCGCCGTGGGTGGCGGGCCCGGAGTGGATCAGCGCCGCCGTCAGCGTCACCGTCATCCCGGCCAGCATCGAGACGGCCGACCAGGTCAGGGAGGCCGTGCTCACGGCCCTGGCGGCCTTCCTGCACCCGCTGACCGGCGGGCTGGACGGGACAGGATGGGCGTTCGGCCGCAAGCCGCACGCGTCGGAGGTCTACGCCGTGATCGAGCGGGTGCCCGGCGTCGACCACGTCGGCCCGCTGGCGCTTACCCTCACCCCCGCGTCACCGGACCTGGCCGACCGGATCTCCCAGGTACTGGACGAGACCATCGCCCACGCGGCCGACCCGGTCGCCAGCGATGTCGCCCAGTGGCTATCGCGGGCGCTGGTCCACTCCGGGGACCACGCCGTGACCATGAGCCTGGAGGGCTAGCGGAATGCCGATCCCCGTCCCCGGCGATGACGCGGTCGCGTTCGCCGACCTCATGGCCCAGGCCCGGACGCTGATCCCGGCGCTGGACCCGGGCTGGACCGACCTGAACCCGAGCGACCCCGGCATCATCTTGGCCGAGCTGTTCGCCTGGCTCACCGAGATGATGATGTTCCAGGCCGACCAGGTGACCGCGGAGAACACGCGGGCGTTCCTGGCCCTGCTGGAGGGACCGGACGGGACCAGCTGGAAGCTGCCCCTCGCGCCCGCGGTAGCGCAGGTCGTCCGGGGGCTGCGCGAGCGGTACCGGGCGGTGACCGCCGACGACATCGCCTACCTGCTGACAGCCACCTGGCCCGGCACCGACGAGGCCCGCCAGCTCGAGGCCGCCACGGTGGCCCGGGTGCTCTGCCTGCCGAACGTCGACCTCACCGCGGCCGACCCCACCGCGCCCGCCCCGGCGCACCTCAGCGTGGTGGTGGTGCCGGGCGCGGGGAGCGGCAGCGGCCTCCCGGTGCCGTCGCCTGACCTGCTGAGAGCGCTGCAGGCCTTCCTGCTGCCGCGCCGGCTGCTGACCACCCGCCACCACGTGGTCGGCCCGGGCTACCAGCCGGTCCAGGTGCGGGCCGACATCGCGCTGCAGCCCGACGCGGTGGCGGACACCGCCCTCGCCGCCGCCGAGGCCGCCCTCGCGGCCCTGCTCGACCCGCTGGCGGGCGGCCCGGCCGGCACCGGCTGGCCGTTCGGCCGGCCGGTGTTCGACTCCGAGGTGTACGCGGCGCTGGCGGCCGTCCCCGGGGTCGACTACGTCGAGAACCTGGCCCTGACGGCGGCCGCGCCTGGCCCGGCTGACCTGCCCCAGCTCACCGGGGTCATGTTCACCGGCTACGGCAGCGACGGCCGCACCTACCCTTACCCCGAGGCCCCGGCCAGCGAGGAAACCTCATGACCTACCTCGACTACCTGCCGGCGGCGTTCGCGCAGGGGAACTTCCTGCCCCAGTTCCTGCTGGCGTTCGAGGCGGTGCTCGACGGCGCCGCCGACACGCGCGAGCCCGGCCTCCAGCCGCAGATCGACAACCTGGCGCAGCTGTTCGACCCGGGCGCCACCCCGGCCGGCTTCCTGCCCTGGCTGGCGGGCTGGGCCGCGCTGAGCCTGCGGGCGGACTGGGACGAGGCCACCACCCGGGGCTTCCTGCGGGAGGTGATCCCGCTGTACCGGCAGCGGGGCACGCTCGCCGGGATGCAGCGGATCTTGCAGATCTACCTGCAGCCGCTGGCCCCCGACGCGACAGGGA